GGCGGGTTTGCGCTTCAGTGTCCTGGTGTAGCGGCGGCAGGGCGCCAGTTGCAGGCCGCTTGGTCCGCGGACACGGGGCTCTAAGGTTTTCGATGGCTGTCGCGACGGCTAAGTTCTCCTTGACCAACGCCGGGTGGACCGACCTCGGCGCCGGACCGATGTTGCTGACGTTCCGCGGCGTCGGGGTCTATGCGGTCGGCGACGCCGCGCCGGCCTGGCTTGCCGAGGGGTTTTCCCGCAGCCGGGGCGGCGCCATCCGGCTCACCACGACCTCCCACGTGTGGGCGTCGGCCTCCGGCGCCGCCGGCGTCGACGCCTACGTCGCGCCGATCGTCCCGGTTTCGGCGTGGACGCCCGCCAAGCTGCCGGGCCTCGTCGCCTGGTATGACGGGCAGAAGGCCAGTTCCATCATCCTCAACGGCGCGACGGTCAGCCAATGGAACGATCAGAGCCCGAATGCATACAATGCCGTGCAGGGAACCGCCGCCAATCAGCCGACGTACAGCGCCGTGGGTTTCAATGGCAAACCCGCCTTGTCGTTCAATGGCGCAAGCAATTATTTGAGCGCGCCAGTTCCCGCGGGGGCGTTTCCCAATGGTATTTTCGAAGCGATTGTCTTTTACACGAGCCTTGTCAGCCACGGGCCAATGCCACGCGCGACAGGCTCAATCTCAGCCGGATTAGATCGGCAAGGAACTCAGTTTTTAATTGGCAACGGAACAACCAACACCGGCCTGGCGCCGGCGCCAACGATTAGCACTGGCGCGATGACGACGCCGACTTTGTGGGAAGTGTATTGTGATAATTCAGCAAGGATCGGCTACGATTGGGTTAATGCGACTTCGGACTGTACGTCGTCAGTCTATTCAGCAGGCGCCTACGCCGACAATGCGACGACCCTTTTCATTGGCAATCGTCAAGATTTGCCTGTTCAATACATCAAGGGGCCAATCGCTGAAGCGGTCGCTTGCCGCCAGATGGCGACCGCCGACCGGCAGTCGCTTGAAGGCTACCTCGCGTGGAAGTGGGGGCTTCAGTCGCTATTGCCTGCGGGGCATCCGTACAAGGGCGGTTTCCCACCGCAGTTCGTTGCGCCGCCATTGTTGACCGGGGCGGAAAGCGACGGGATCAATCTCGGGTTGAGTCTGATTCCATCTGCGGCGACTACGCCTGCGGCGCCAAGTATTGTCGCGCCTGATGGAACGACGGGCGCTGTCGTGGCGCTTACCGAAGATACGTCAGCCACGGCCAATCATTACGTATATACAAACTTTACTGGTGCGCCTACGACAGCAACAATATCTGCCTACGTTAAACCGTTCGGGTCCGGGTCAACAAGATATGTCGTTTTGTCACTTGAAAACGCGAGTTTCGGTGGTGGGTCGGCATATTTTAACGTGGCTAATGGAATTGTAAACACAGCGTTTACTCAGGCAAATTATACGATAACGAATGCTGTATGCCAGCCGGCGGCTAATGGGTTTTTCAAATGTACGTTGTCTATGACAACGACATCAACCGGATTTTCCTTTGGAATATTTGCCCTGTCGAATGTGGCGACCTCGTCCAGCCTTCTTTCCCCTTATACCGGCGACGGCGCGAGCGGACTGTATTGTTGGCGATTTCGAGAAACGACGCCATGAAGAAGCCTTCTTTGACAAGCTCGGAACCGCGAGCGCCGCCGGCATAGGAGAAAATAATGGCGACGACGACAACCAAGTTCTCCTTGACCAACTCCGGGTGGACCGATCTCGGCGCCGGGCCGCTGCTGCTGGGTTTCACGGGCGCCGGCGTGTTCGCGATCGGCGACGTGACCCCGGTTATTCCGATCAGCGAAGGCTTCACCGTGGTTCGCGGCGAGGCTTTCCGGGTCGAGACGTCGTCGCATGTTTGGGCTATGGCGAGCGGCGCTTCCGGCGTCACCGCCTATGTCTCGGCGTATTGAACGGTCTTCAACCAGAGGAGAAAGCCTATGCCTGCCCACCGCAACGACCCGCCTCCTGCGCCCGAGAAGCATCCCGTGGACACGCCGGCCGCTCCGCCGGCCAATTTCGACCCGCCCAAGGACTTCAAGCTGACGCCCCCGGGGACGACTCCGCCGCCCGGCTATGTCGCCGGTCAGCCCGTCGACGACGCGGAGCTGCGTGCGACCGAGGACGAGGCGAGGAGGAAGTTCGAAGCGGGCAAGAAGGTTTACGAAGCGCGCGACAAGGCCCTGGGGGTCAAGGCCGAGTGACGGCGTTCGGCTTGGCGTGACAACTTTTTTACGCAAAACCTACTTCGACGGCGTGCGTGCGAGCCTGTTCGCCGGCTCGCTCACGTCGCGGCAGGTGGACGGGCAAAATTTCATCCTGGACGCGTGGGAGAAATACGTCCCGGACCACGACGTGCGCTGGCTCGCCAACTTCCTTGCGCAGGTCTACCACGAGACGTCGCAAGAGATGTGGCCGATCGAAGAGCACGGCAAAGGGTCCGGCCAGCCGTATGGCGTTCCCGATCCAATCACCGGGCAGACCTATTACGGGCGCGGTTTTGTGCAGCTCACCTGGAAGGACAACTACCAGCGCGCCGACGTCGAGCTGCACCTGGCCGGCGACGCGTCGTGCGTCGCGCACGCCGACCAGCAGCTCGATCCGGCGATCTCCGCGCGCACCGGCTACCGGGGAATGATGGAGGCGTGGTTCCGCCAACCGCATTGTTTCGCCGAGTATTTCAGCGAAACCGCCGACGACCCCTACAACAGCCGCGACATCGTCAACGGCGACAAGGACGTGGTCCCCGGCTGGTCGGACGGCCGGCCGATCGGGCGGCTGGTCGAGGAATACCACGGGAAGTTTTTTGCGGCGCTGACCGCGGCGGCGTCCAAGCCGTCCATGCCGCCGGACGCCGTCGTCCTCGACCTCGTGGTCGCCGCCGACAAGCCGGCGGTGGTCAGCGTCCGGGCGGGGGCGAACGTGATCGTGCTCGTCAACGGATGATCCGCGTCTGTCCCAGTTGCGGAGCCTCTCTTTGGCGGCTGACGAGCCTCAAGGAAGTGTTTCCCATGCGGATGGTGGATAAGTATTTCCAGGCTTACGGCATCGAGACCGTCGGCGAGGTGGTCGACATGACCGACGCCAGGCTTCTGCACGTCCCCGGCGTCGGACCTAAGACCGTCACCTTGATTCGCCGGGGAATCGCCAGATTTCTCACGGCCCGGGGCGTCGATGGCGCCGCCGATGCTTACTAGTGTCGCCATCCTGCTTGTCAGCTTTAGCGGCCCGACCGGACAGCGTATCGACGTCAATCCGAGTCAAGTCACCAGCGTGCGCGACCCGCAGGAGGTCAGCCACGCCCACATCGCCAAGGGAACCCACTGCCTGCTTGGAATCTCCAATGGTAAAATAATCGCCGTCCGTGAGGACTGCGACGCCGTGCGCGAGCAACTGCGCGGAACCATGGGCAACTCGACGCCGTGCGTGCTGGTCTGCGGGGGAAACGGGAGCAAGTGAACGACGAATTGCGCTACGAGCGTGCGCTCAAGCGTCAAAAGGCGATCCTGGACGCGCGCCAACGTTTGATTCCGTTCGCGCGCCTGATGAAGCCCGATCCCAACGACGCCGAGAACCCCGCCGCGTCCGCCTACCAGCCGGCCAGGCATCACAGTTTCATCGCCGACGCCCTCGAAGAGATCGAAAATGGCAAGAATCGCCGCCTGATCATCAATTGTCCGCCCCGTCATGGGAAGTCCGAGCTTGCCAGCCGCCTGTTTCCGCCCTGGTTCATCGGAAAACATCCCGGCGCGTCGATCATCTGCGCCTCTTACAACGAGAAGTTTTCCTGGGATTTCGGTCGCGAGGCCAAGACGCTTATCGAGGACGACATCTACCGGCAGGTTTTCCCCGACGTGCGGATCGCGACCGCGAGCGTGGACCGGATCGCGACCGAATCGGGATCAAAGCTGTTCTTCACCGGCCGGGGCGGCACGATCACTGGCCGCGGCGCCATCGGGCTTGTCCTGGACGACCCGATCAAGGACAGGGTCGAGGCCGATTCGCCTACCCTGCGCGAAAAAGTGTGGACGTGGTACGTCCAGGTGCTGCGCACGCGCCTTTTAACATATCGGGGCTGGATTCTGTTGATCCAAACACGTTGGCATGAAGATGACCTCGTCGGCCGGATCGTCGACCCGACCAACCCCAACTATTCCGCGACCGAAGCCAAGAAATGGCGTGTCGTCGACCTCCCCGCGCTCGCCCGCCTCGACGACCCGCTGGGCCGCAAGCCCGGCGAGGCGCTGTGGCCTCAGCGCTTTCCCGCCCACTATCTCGAAGACTTGCGCGAGGGCGACCCACGGGGCTTTCAGGCGCTCTACCAGGGCTCGCCCACGCCCGAGAAAGGCAACTTTTTCGACAGCGATTGCCTGCGCACCTACAAGCGCGACGAAATGCCCAAGAAGGACGAGCTGCGTTTCTACGCCGCGAGCGATCACGCGGTCTCGACCAAGCAGGACCGCGACAAGACGTGCTGCGGGATCGTCGGCATCGACAAGGACAGCAATCTTTGGATCATGCCCGATCTCCTGTGGGGGCGTTATCCCGTCGACCGGGTGGTCGAGCGCATGATCGACCTCATGGCGCTCTATAAGCCGATTCACTGGTGGGCGGAGCGTGGCCACATCTCGAAATCGATCGGCCCTTTCCTCAGAAAGCGCATGGCGGAGCGCAATGTGTGGGCGTCGATCTTCGAGGTCACGCCCGTCCAGGACAAGAAGACCCGCGCCCAGGCGATCCATGGAAGAATTTCCATGTGCCGGGTCTATTTTCCGAGCTTCGCGCCGTGGTGGGCCGAGGCGCGCGACGAGATCCTCAAGTTTCCCTACGGCGTCCACGACGATTTTGTGGACATGCTCGCCTGGATCGGCATGGGCCTCGCGATTCAGATTCCCAACCGCCCGGCGCCGCCCAAGCCTCAGGCGCCGCGTCAGATGACGCTGGCGTGGATCAAATCCGAGGGCAAGCGGGCCAACGCGTCCCGCACGACGGGGTGGTGATCTTGATTTCAGGCGGCTAGCCGGTCTACTTTTCCCGGGCCGTGACGACTTTTCCGCCTCAGAGCCCCGGGCCGCCCATGAGCCCCGGTCCGCCGCCCCAGATCCATCTGGCAGGCAACCCCGACCAGGCTTCCGAAGGCCAGGAGCCGCCTCTGCCGGCTGGACAGGACGAAAATCCAGACGTCGTACCCCGAAATCCGCCCGATCCCGACCCCGCGCGCAAGCAGCTCGTTGAAAAGTGGGCTTCGAGGGTCCGCTGCGCCAAAAAGAAGTGGGATTCGGCCTTCAAGAAGATGGTGCGCGACCAGAAGTTCTGCGGCGGCGCGCAATGGCCCGAGGAAACCAAGTCCGAGACGTTCAACGACGCTTTCAACGATCGCTACATCGCCAACATCACGCTTCGTCACGTCAAGCAGCGCGTCGCCGCGGTTTACGCCAAGAATCCGAAGATCGTCGCGAAAGTCCGGCCCCGGTTGCTCGCGACCGTGTGGGACGGCACGATGCAGGGCCTTCAGGAGGCGCAGCAAACCGTCCAGCAAGCCCAGCAGGCCCAAGAAGCGCAGCAGAAGCTCGCGTTGGGCGTCGGTCTCGGGATCACGGCGGCGAGAATGGGGATTCCGCTTGGCGGCGCTCCTGCCGGACCCCCCGGCGGAGGAGGCCCGCCGGGTCCGCCAGGCGCTCCGGGCGGTCCAGGCGGCGCGTTGGCGACTCTGGCCGGCAAACCCGAGTTTTCCTGGCAAAATCCCAGCGCGGGGACCCCTCCGGGCGCTCCCGGCGCTCCCAATCCCGCCGCGAGCCTCATGTCCATGCTTCAGCCCCCGCCTGGACAGCCGCCGATCTTTCCGCCGCCTCAAGGGCCGCCCCCGGACGAATTGACTCAAGCTCAGGCCGTCATCGCGGACGCGCAGAACGTCAAGAATCAGTTCCAGCAGCTCCAGCGGATCGCCAAGACTCTCCAGATCCTCTTCCAATACGAGATCAGCCAGCAGCAGCAGTCCTTCAAGACCCGCATGAAGATGGCGACGCGCCGCGCCGCCACGTCCGGCGTCGGATGGATTCGTGTCGGCTTCCAGCGCGTCATGGCCCCCAACCCCGACCAGGATTCCCAGCTCGGCGATTCGCGCACCCAGCTTGAATTCATTCAGCGCGTAAGCGCCGACCTGGCCGACGGCAAGATCACGAAAGACTCGCCCGAAGCCGAACAGATGCGCCTCGTCGTCCAGTCGCTGGGCCAGGCGCAGGAAATCGTCGTGCGGGAAGGGCTCACGTTCTCCTGGCCGAAGTCGACTGCGATCATTCCCGATGAGAACTGCGTGAGCTTGCGCAACTTTCTCGGCTGCCAGTGGGTCGCGGAAGAATACTGCTTGACCCCTGGGGAGATTCAGGAGACTTACGGCGTGGACGTGGGCAAGCAGTTCACGTCCTACAACCGCAACGACGCCGGTCTCGATTGGATGTCCTACCGGCCGCGCAATCCCAGCGATACGACCGGGACCGTGGGCGACAGCGCCTATGGGCTCGTGTGGGAGATCTTCAACAAGGACGACGGGCTCGTCTATGTCGTGTGCGACGGTTACAAGGACTTTCTGCGCGAGCCGGCCGAGCCCGAGTTCTATACCGATAATTTCTGGCCGTGGTTTCTGGTCGCGTTCAACGAGAACGACGGCGACGTGTGGCCGCAATCCGACGTCTCGCTGATCCGTCCCATGCAGCTCGAGCTCAATCGCTCCCGCCAGGGTCTGCGCGAGCACCGTTTCGCCAACCGCCCCAAGATCGGCTATGCCGAGGGCGTGCTCTCCAGCGAGGACATCGACGCGCTCAAGAATCCCCCCATGAATGCTGTGAGCGCGCTCGCTGGCCTTCAGCCCGGCCAGAAGGTGGACGATCTTCTTCAGGCCATCAAGGGCGTTCCCATCGACCCCAACCTTTACGAGACCAACGAGATTTTTCAGGACATGCTGCGCGTCGCCGGCGACCAGCAGGCCGATCTCGGCCCTACGTCCGGCGCGACCGCGACCGAATCGAACATCGCCGCCCAGGCCCGCGCCACGTCCACCGGCTCCGAGATCGACGACATCGACGACACGCTGTCCGCGCTCGCCCAGAGCGCGGGGCAGATCCTTCTCCTGAATGTCTCGCAGGAAACCGTCCAGAAGATCGTCGGTCCCGGCGCTATCTGGCCCCAGCTCACCAAGGGCGATGTCGCTCAGCAGCTCTACCTCGACGTCGAGGCGGGTTCTTCCGGGCGGCCGAACCAGGCGCAGGAATTGCAAAACTTCGAACGTCTCGCGCCCATCCTCATGCAGATTCCCGGCGTCTCCCCCAACTTCCTCGCGAAGGAGGCGATTTCGCGCCTGGACGACGACATCGATCTCGAGGACGCGATCGCCGACGGACAGCCGTCCATCCTGGCGATGAACGGCGTCCAGCCGGGCGCCTCTCAAGGCCCGCCTGGGGCTCAAAACCCCGCCGCGCAGGGACCACAGGGGCGAGCCAACCAGCCCGGCCCGCCCAGTCCCCAGTCGAGCGCGCCCTCTCCGATGAATGCGGCGGCGAACGCCCCGCCGTCTCTCCCGCACTGAGTCGTCGTTTGCAAAATCTTTTGTTTGTGTCGTATAAGTCCTTCGTCGGCCTGTAGGCCGGCGAGAAGCGCGACTCGAAATGGCAGAGGACGGCGGCGCAGCAGGCCTTGGCGCGGGAGGGAATACTTCCGGCGCTCCAAGTCCCGGACCGGGTTCAACTCCGTCCAGCCCGCCTCCGGCGTCCACGCCGTCCACGCCCTCTTCGAGTCCGCCGGGCGCTACACCCCAGGCGGGCGCCCCGCAAGCGCCTGGGAAGGGGAAGCCCACCCGGGCCGGCCTCATGGAAGCCGCGCTCAAGGTGACGAAAGTCACGCCCGAGCGCGACGTCCTGGGCAGGCAGCCGGAGGGACAAGGCGGTCCTCCCCAACCGCCGGGGCAGACGACAGCCGAGGATCAGGCTGGCAAGACTCAACCCGAAGGAGAACAGGACGAACCGGCGACCGACGACCTGCCTCTTCCCGACGAAGCGTCGGAAAAGATCAGGAAGAAGGTCGACAAGCTGCTCCGCGAACGGCGGCGGCTGCGCAGCGAGGTTGCACAGCTTCAGCCCGACGCGAATGTCGGCAACCGGCTGACCGCTTTCGCCCGGGACAACGACCTTTCCCCCGACGACGTCGTCATGGGGATGAACACGATGGCCGCGCTCCGGCGCGGTGATTACGCCGGGTTTTACCGGCAGGTCGCTCCCTTCGTGCGGAAGGCGCAGGAAGTGCTGGGCCTCGTATTGCCCGACGATCTCGGACAGCGCGTCCAAGGCGGCGCGATCACCGAGACGGCGGCGCGAGAACTCGCGATCACGCGCTTCAACCAGGAGCGCGCCGAGCAGGAGGCCAGGACCAACGCGGCGCGTTCAAGCGCCCAGAACCTGCAATATGTCCAGGCCGACGTGCAGCGGGCCGTCACCACCTTCGAGGAGAGGATCGCCGCGAACGATCCCGACTATCGCGCCAAGGCCGACGCCATTCGGCGGACGGCGCAAGCCCTCCTGCACGAGCGCGGGGGCAGGATCGCTTCTGTTCAGGAGGCGCTGGACATCGTGGCCAGCGCTCACCAGGAAGTGACCGCCCAGTTCCGGCGCTTCCAGCCGGCGGTGCGCGCGACCAGTCCTCACCCGAACGGCAATTCGCAGCAACCCAACGCGCGAGCCGCTCCGCGAAACCTCATGGAAGCAGCCCTTCAAGGGCTGGAGAACGCAAGGCGCAGCGCGGGCTAATCCTTCGGGCTCCCGCAAATGGCATTCACAGCAGGCGAAATCACCAACATCGCGAATGCGGCGTTGGACTACTACCTCTCGCAAGGCGAGGAGTTTCATCAGACCTTGCAGGACCGTCCCCTGTGGGACGACATGAGCAAAAGCAAGAAGACCTTCCCCGGCGGCAAGGGCAGCATTTCCCTCGCCGTCAGCGGGGCGTTCGGCGACGGGTCGGGCAACGATGTCGTGAAGGGCTACACCCACAACGACACCGTCGTTTTCTACACTCCCGCCAACATCAAGCGCGCCAACTACCCGTGGCGCGAGCACCATCTTGGGTTGACGCTCACCCACACCGAACTCAAGATCGACGGGATCTCCGTCACCGACGAGATGTCCAGCGGGACGTCCACGTCCAACCATTCCCAGCGTGACATGACGGTGCTGGTCGGGTTGCTTCAAGACAAGCTGTTTGATCTTGGCGAGCAATACGCCCGGGGCATGAACCTCCTCGCCTATGGCGACGGCACCGCCGACCCGAAAGCGATGGCGGGTCTGGCCCTGCTGGTGGCGGACGATCCTTCGGTCGGAACCGTCGGCGGCATCGACAGGTCCAACGCCTCCTTCACCTGGTGGCGCAATCGGGCGCGCACCGCGGCGTTCCAGGCGAAGATCACCGGCACGCCCGCGCTCGCCAAGTGGGGCGGCGACGCGGTCACGTCCAGCCCGACGAACGGCGGCGCGCTCCTTCAAGTGCTTCAGTAC